CCATCGCCTGGAGCACGCGCTGGACGGTCGAGCGGTCGCCGATCCAGCAGGCGAGCTTCAAGTCACTCGGCTGGGCGTTCCGGAGCGTGTCGCGCGCGTCCACGAAACTGCCCGTGTTCCCCGCGCCAGTCTCCACGTTCCCGGCCGAGACGAGCCCGTAGGTCTGGAGGAAGTGGTTCAGGATGTCGGGCGGCCGCTCGATCAGCGCCGAGGCCGAGCCCGTGAACGCGCCACCGACCGTGTCGGCGTAGCCCTTCAGGTTCGAGTAGAACTGGCCGTCGAGCCGGAAGACCGCGGGGACATTGACGACGGTGCCGCCGAAGAGCGGGCCCTTGGGGATCTGCACCTTCCTCGCACCACCGAGCGCGACCGTGAGGATCTGGTTCCCGGGGGTCACCACGCTCCGCTGCGGCCGGTACTTCACCACCAGCGCCACCCAGTGGATGCTCGCCTTGTTGGCGGCGCCGGCGACGAAGTCCACGCGGATGTCCCACGTCGTGGCGCCGCCCCCGAACTGCCACGTCTGGTCGTAGTAGTTGGTCGGCCAGGTCACGGTCTGAACCACCGGCGTCGTCCCCGTCGCAGCCCATGTGGCCGGAGCGAACCCGCCGGCGCCGACGCCCGGCGTGAACGCATTCACGCGCATGTTGTTCGCGTTCGCGGCGTTCCCGGTGTAAGCGACCAGCGCCTGCACCGACTCTATGTGTCCCAGCTGCGAGAGGTTCGGGAGGATCAGTTGGAGGATGCCGGTCGTGGTCGCCTGATCCATGCTCGCGAACGTCGTCTCATCGAACACGTCCATGGCGCGGCGAGGGTTGGTCGCCGTGTTCGCCCCCGTCGCGCGCACGTCGATCGGGATCACCGCCGCGTAGGCGATGGCATTCTCGTCCGCGATCGAGAGGTAGGATTCGGAGGCCCCGAGCGTTTCGGTGACGCCGCCCGTGTCGAGCGGGTCCAACGTGCTCTCGCCCACCAAGAACGTGGACATGCCGTTGGTCCGGTCGAGGAGCTTGGTCAGCGCGTGCGAGGCGCCCACCAGCTTGACCGAGGCCGCCCCCACGCCGGCATCCACGAGGATGAGCGGCACCACGCCGAGGCCGGCCCCCGAGTCCTCCTGCTTGCTCTTGGAGCCATAGGACGAGGTCCACGGCGAACGCATCGGCGGCGAGAGGTGGGCCCCGTAGATCACCGGGATCGGCAGTCCCTGCGAGACGTCCGGCGAGTTGGGGTAGGACGTCTTGTCCACGACCGTGGGCGGCGTCTGCTTGTTCCAGCTCTGGTCCTGCAGCAGGTAGAAGCTGACCCCGGTGGCGTCCTCCTCTGCCGGGCGCGAGACCACGCCCTGGAACACCTGCAGCGCATCCGAGAATGCGAGGGTGACGGGTAGCCCCAGCCGCGCCTCGTCCACCCAGAGGTAGATCGTGACGGTGGCGTTCTGGAAGAGGTACTGATGCAGCATGTCGTGGATCGTGCCCGAGGACTGCGAAGCGTCGCGGCGCTTAGCGAGCCTGACCGTCGCATCCGCCGGCGAGACGCCCGGGTCCAGATAGTTGATCGCATGCCGGAGCGGCTCGCAGGCGAGCCCGAGCTGCCACGTATTGCCGTCCGGCGTGTGCACCTCGGTCGTGCCATAGCGGAGCGTCAGGGACGAGGGCACCGTCAGGTCGAAACGAGCCAGCGTGCAGCGCGCCGCGGGGAACTGCCGCCATGCCGTGAGGAACGCCGCCGTCGCTGGGCTGCTCACGGCATCCTCGAGAGTTCGATGTTGGCGCTGAAGAGCGTCGAGAAATCGCGCTGCGTCTGGACCCGGCCGCCCTTGGCGTAGACCTCGAAGAAGTTCCCGTCCGCGTCCACCAGCAGGAACGACCCGGCAGCCGACTGCATCGTCAGTAGCTTGGTGCGCAGCGCCGTCTGGACCGATGGCCAGGGGAGCGTGAAGTCGGCGCCCGGGTCTCCGAGGTCGGCGAGCACGACCGCGCCCGATGGCATCGGCGTCTCGAGGCGATTCCGGAACGGGGCGTAGATCCCGCCCGGCCCATGGACGTAGCCCAAGTCGGTCGGATTGCCGACCCAGAGGTGGCCGACCGTGAAGAAGTCACTCGGGTTCACGAACTCGAACCGCCAGTAGCGATGCGAGACGGACGCGATCACCGCTCCGATGTCGCGCACGGACGGGGCCACGATCGGCCCGGAGAGGGCGGACTGGAGCGTCCATGCGCCCGGCGGGTAGCCGGAGGCGGACGCCGCCGAGTAGACGTTCAGCCCGGTGATGGACGAGCCGGCCGCGAGCCGGAGCCCGAGGATCGCCACCGCCGTCACCGTCTTGTTGCCGCTGAACGCGAGGTCGTACTCGACCGTCCCCAGCCCGCCCGGCCCCTTCCAGAGCGTGTAGCGGTCCGAGGTGAGGGCGTTCGACATGGTGTAGGGCGAGATCTCGGCCAGAGCCGGCGCACCGCCTCCCGTGCCGTTCTTCAGGGTCGCCGCTTCGACGAGGTTGGCGCTCGCCCCGACGCTCGTGAGCCCGATCAGGGTGTTGCCCATCAGCTCACCGCCGCGATCTCGGAGAGCCGCGAGTTGGCACTCCGCATCTGCCCGCGTGGATCGATCAGCGAGGAGAGGACGTCCTTCGCCGAGATCGTCTGGATGATGTAGGTGTTGCCGCCCGCGGGCGCTCCGGCCGTGGCGTTCGAGAAGCCGACCCCGCCGCCACCTCCGCCCGGTAGCGCCCCGCCCGCGACCGCGAAGAACGGGTTCCCCGTCACGCTCGAGAGCACGATGCCGAGGATCTTCAGGAACGCGCGCGTCACCGCGGCAGCGACGATCTCTCCGATTGCCTGGAGGATGCCGTCCCGGATGCCGTCGAAGATGGTGACCATGGCGGTCCGGAACGTCTGCGCCCGGTTCGTCAGGTTCATGAACACACCGAGGATGCTATTCGAGAGTGACTGGCCGATCGTGTTGAACGCCTGGACGATGTCACCGGCGACCTTGAGCATCAGTTCGCGGAAGGTCATCAGGTGCTCTTTCGCCTTGTCCACCATCGGGCCGATCTCGAAGGGCAGTTTCCCGGGCCCGGCGCCGGCGAACCCCGGCGTCTCGGCGAAGGTGTAGCCGCGGTAGGCCGCCGTGAGCCCGAGCGTGCCGCCGCCGCCGGCCCCGCCGCCCCCCGCATCGCCCTGCCCGACGTTGGTGAAGAGCGCCGCGAACGCCTTGGCCGCCTTGATGTCGGCGTCTGCCTTCACCACCGCGGCTGCCATCGCCATGGCGTCCTGCTTGACCCTGTCCATCGCCTCGTGCGCCTTGGAGCCGGCGAATGCGTTGTTGAACTTCTCGCTCAGGGCATCGAGCGTGTCGTTCAGGAGAGAGACGGTCGGCACCAGCAATGCCACCCGAATACGGATGGCCTCGACCACCTCGAAGAACTTGAGCATCAGCGGCACGATGAACGAGGCGAGCTGGAGCTTCATCGCCTCCATGGAGGCATTCAGCTGGTCGATCCGCTCGTGCAGCTGTAGGAACTTCTGCAGCTGCGAATCGCTCATCACGACGCCCAGGTGAACCATCTCGTCCCGGAACGCGAGCAGCGCCTTCGAGCCCTGCGAGAGAACGGCCACGAATCCGGACCCGCCGCGACCGAAGGCGGTTGTCGCAAGCGCCGAGCGCTCGATCCCGGTCTTCGCCTTCTCCATGGCGTCGGCCACCTGCAGCATCGCGCCCCACGTGTCGCGCGCCGTGATGTTGTGGGCCGCCAGCGCCGCCTTGTTGTTCTCGACCCCGACTGCGAGCCGGCGGAAGGCGAGGCCGACCTCCTCGGCGGAGCCGCCGGCGTTCACCACCGCCCGCTGCATCGCTTGGATGTTGACGGTCGAGACGCCCGAGACGTTGGAGACGTTCAGCACCTGCCGGGCGGTCTCGGAGTAGTGCTTCGCCAGCTCGGCGCCGGCGATGGCGAGCGAGCCCATCCCGGCGGCTGCGGCGAGGGCGATGCCGCCCGTGCCGCCGAACTGGGCGAGGGTTGCGTTCAGGCCGGACGCCTCTTTCGAGACGTTCGCCATGACCGCGGTCGCCTGGTCCTTCGCCTGGATCAGGATCTCGATGACGTTCGCCACCCGACTACCTCCCGACCTCGCCCACCCCGAGGAGCGCGATCACGCGCCCCACGCCCATCGGATCCTTGTCGCCGTCCATCGATCGCAGTAGTTCCTCGACCTGGTACTGACGCATCCGGCGGCGCGCCCTCAGCACCTCGCGCGCGAACTGGTAAGCCTTGAATCCGGGGAGCGCTGCGAGCCCCGGCATGACCTCGTGCGGCAGCCTCGGGAGCCTGGCAATCTCCCAGAGCTCGTCGGCGAAGGCCGCCGCTCGCCTGCCGACCTCGCCGTCACTCCGTAGCCACCGCGCGAAACGACTCGGCCGACGCCGTTGCCGCCTCCGCCGGCGTCGCTGGAACGGCCGCCGCACCGGGCACAGCCGGCTTCTTCGAGAAGCCCGAGAAGTCCATGATCTCGGCGATCAGCGCGAGCTGGTTGTCGCTGTGGAGGTTCCGCCACGGCGCCTTACCGGCCTCGGGCGGCGTCTCGAACGTGAAGACGGGGTCGAGCACCGCAAGCGCCACGATCTTCCGCTGGGGCGCCTCCTGCTCGAGCAGGGTCTGGCGCATCACCTCGAAGCTCTTCTCCGGGGTCGCCGTCCCCGAGAGGTCCGGGACCGCCGCCTGGTTCAGCTCCGGCACGCCCTCCATGGCCGTGATGAGGTCGATCGGGGGAACGGTCCGGATCTGCACGGTCAGCACCTTCCCGCCCGCCCCCGGGCGCGGGAGATCGAAGAGCTTCGTCTCGGGCGCGGCGAAGTCGCTCGCCGGGCTCGTCTTGCCATCCGTGGCGGACATGCTGCCCTCCTAGGTGGTGATGGTGGCCTGGATGTTCTTGATCACAGCGACGCAGCCATGGCTGCCGCCGGAGACGTTCTCGATCGACTCCAGCTCGACGTCCTCGTAGAGGATTCCGAAGCCGTTGACGTCGCTCTTCGCCTTCTTCACGACCGCACTGTCGATCTTGAAGTCGAGTTCGTAGTTCGAGTCGCGGACGAGGTTCAGGATCGGCGTCCGGAGCGTGCCGGCGATGTAGTCGTCCATCGCCGACTTGGTGCGGAACTCCTTGTTGACCTTGATCGTGGCCTTGGAGACGCCGGTCCGGATGGGCTCCAGGATGTAATAGCTGGAGCAGTCGAAGCGGCTGTCGTCCAGCCCCGCCTCGATCGCGTATTCGAAGTGCTTGATGACGATGTCCGCGGCCGCGTCAGTCGCGCTGCCATCGGTCATGCTCACGCCGTGGGAGGTGAGCGCCAGGATCGGGGCCGCCGCCGAGAGCGCGCCGGTCGGGGTCTGGTTCGTCTGCATCTTCTGCCCGACGAAGTCGATCTTGACCTTGACGATGCCGCCGGCGTCGCCGGAGACGGTGATCATCTTCACCTTGGCGCCCAGCACGCGCTGGCACTTGGTCGATGGGATGTTGCCCTCGATCAGCTCGAGCGTGAACGAGTTGTAGAACTCCTTCTCGGTCGCCCACGTGTGGCTGAAAGGATTGGCGCCGGTGTCCACGCCGCCGTTCGACCCGTAGGTCGCGGTCCCCATCACGCCGTCCCAGAACATCATCAGCTCGTTGTAGGTCATGTAGGCTTCGACCGTGCCGACGCACTTCTCGGCCACGTTGATGATGCCGCGCTGGATGATCGAGCCCGTCAGCGTGGCGTCGGGCACCTGCGTCACCACCTGTTCGAAGTTCTGGCTCAGGATGCCGATGCGCTTGGTCGCAGCCGCAACGGTGGCCCACGTGACCTCGCGGCCCCACTGCAGGTAGCTCTTGGCGCCAATCCCTGGCGATGCCATGTTCTACTCCTCCCCGCGGCGAGCGCCGCGCTCATTGCCTACGGGTTCGTCGTATCCCAGAGCCATGTGGCCAGTACATCCACCGAGGCGACCGACCACGAGTTGTTCGACAGCTCGACCTGCGGCTGGTAGCCAGTGACCGTCAGGTAGCCGCTCTCCAGGAGCGTGCCGAGCTGGTAGTCGAGGTAGACCGCGTTGATGACGTCCGAGGCGAGGTTGTTCAGTCGCTGCTCGGCTTCGCGGTTCAGCATCGGGCTGTCGATCACGCAGAGGACCGTGAACTTCGCCTCGACGCGCGCCGTCAGGTTCCCGCCGATCAGCATGATCGGTTCGTTCGGGCCCCAGCCCTGCGACAAGAGGAAGATGCCCGGCTTCGCCAGCGCCGTGAGGTCGACCGAGAAGCCGCGCTGCGCCGTCTTGGGCGACGTCAGCCACGAGAGGGTCGCGCTCGGATTCCCGATCGCCTGCAGATTCAGGAGCAGCGCGTCCGCGACGCGGTTCATCATCGCCTGGTTGCGCGCGGTCACGTGTTCGCCTTCCGGACGATCGCGGAGATCGTCTCGTCCGTGATCTTCACAACCTCGGGCTGCGCCTGGTCACGCACGCGGGCGAAGATGTGGCGCGGCTTCAGGGTCGCCGACTTCTTCAGGAGATAGAGGAGCGTCAGCGCCCCTCGTTTCCCGTTCCGGAGCGCGATCCAGAGGTTGCCGGTCTTGCTCTTCAAGATGAACGCGCCGGGGATGTCGCGAGCCGAGCGGCCGCTGTAGCGGTCCACCCCGGCCGGCGTCTGCGCCGCGGCGGTCGGGATGCGGAGATAGCCCTTGGGGCTTGTCCCCGAGACGGTGGCGCCGTCCTCGTGGAGTTTGAGATGGGGCTCGGCCGAGCCGATGACGCCAACGACGGTCGTCCCCTCGCGGTAGACCCGCGTCCCGGGCGTCAGGCTCGCGCGCGTCTTCCCGCTCCGGACCGAGAGGCCCATGCTCTTGGAGCCGACCTTTCCCCAGAAGGGGTCGCGCGACTCGGGGCCCGTCAGCTCCAGCGTCAGGAGCCTTCGGACGAACAGCGTCGCCTCGCGCATGGCCGTCTCGCCCTGGCTCCGGACCTCGGCCACCGCCCGGTTCAAGTTCGCGAGCACCTTCTCCGCCCCGGAGACCGCGACGCCGATCACGTCACCACCTCCGGCAGAACGGCGTGATCGCCGAGATGAGGTCCGCCGGCATCGAGGCCGCACCGAAGCTCGCCGAGGCGCCCCCAGCGTTCAGGCTGTCCACCCGGCCGCGGATGTTGAGCGCGTCCATGAAGTAGATCTCGGCCGCCCGGAACGCGATCGCCTCGAGCGAGTACCACGCATCATTCCCGAGGTCGGTCGCGGAGGGTGGCGTGTAGCCGGCCCGCACCTCCGCCTGGATCTCCAGCCGTCCCGAGGTGAAGATGTCGTGCGTCAGGATGATCCGGCCGGTCGCGTAGTCGAACCGCGCGCCGGTCGTATCGAGCGCCGTCCGGTTCCCGTCCAGGTCGAGCGAGTAGAGCCCGAAGACGGTGACGAGCGGATGCTCAGGGAGCCAGATCTCCGACTGCCCGCGCACGTAGGGCGAGTAGGCTTCGAGGTTCCGCGAGACGTCGATCGAGAGCGGCTGCGAGCCGAATGTCAGGCTCCCGCTGTTGATCGCCGCCGTCACGTTCCGCGTCAGTTCAAGATGCCCGCTGTCGGTGATGCTCAGCAC